TAGGCAAGGGCTATGAATTTGTTGGCAAGGGTGCCAAGGGTGCCGATAAGTTTGGCAGGGTAAAAGTTACCGGTGGAATGAAAACCGCAAGATTAGCCGGAGGAGCCTTGAAGGGCGTAGGATCTACATCGGGAGGCATTCTTAGTATAATAACGTCCGTACTAAAACCACTTAAGGGTATACTAAAACCTTTTATGAGTGTCCTTAAGTTGGCAGGAAAAGCAACGGTGGTACTAACTCCGATCATTGCAATTATTGAAGGAGTGGTGAAAGCCATGAAGGTTTTCCAGGAAGGCGGTAGCATATCCGAAGTTATATTTGGATTTTTGATGGGGGCTTTAGAAAGTCTAACAATAGGTCTTCTAGAGGGAATAGCGACATTGGGTAACTGGTTAGTAACAATGTTTGAGTCAATACCAGATATCGTCGGGGATATGATTGACGGTGTTTTTGATTTTTTTGCAAGCCTATTCGGCGGAACCGCCGATACAAAAATAGGTCAAATGCTATTAGACTTTGTTTATGGTATCGGACCTGTTTTGATGGATGTAGGATTAATGCTTATAAAATTAATATGGGCTTTGTTCAAAATGGTTCCTAAGATTTTATGGAAATTAGCAAAAGCAGTAGGCGGTGCAATATGGTCACTTGGTAAAATGCTTTGGAATTGGGTAACCGATCTTTGGAAACGAGTATGGGAATCTGAAGAAGAAACCAAGGCACGTTATGAAAAGGAAGAGTATGCCAGAAAGGCAAGAGAAAAGAAAAAGCAAATCGAAGAGCGTGAAGCATATGACAAAGAGATGAATAAAGAAGCGGCTAAGAGAGAAGCCGAATTTGCGTTACAAGAAGAAAAAAGGCAAGCAGAGATTGATGCAGCAAAAGCCAATAGAGATACAGCGAAAAGCAATGCAGACGCAGCGAAAACCAATGCAGACGCAGCGAAAATCAATGCAGACGCAGCAGATGCTCAGATTGATGATGCTGAAGATAGAAAAAACGAAATTATAGGAAAAATGAAGAGTTTGGCCGAGATAACAACACAACTCATGGGTGTATATGCCGACTCCGTTAAAGGATTCATGAGTGATCCTGCAACTGCTATACTTGGACAAATAGATCCAGAAACAGGTGAACGAATAACCGGTACGGGGCTGAGTCGCGCAAGCAAAAAGCGAACGGAGGAGTTTGCTGGGCCGCTCCGAAAAGATCAGATGCGCGAAAATGCTTTAACTGCGTTCGGGGGGGAGGGAAGTCGGCGTGCTGTACTAAAACAAGACCCCAATATAATAAACAGAGGGCAAAATGCAATAGAAGACGCATTAAGAAATAAAATGGCCAGTGAAGAGCAGCATGATAGCCGCAGACCTTCGATGATCAATGCTCCAAGTAACAATACAACGGTTATAAATAACCACAGTACAAAAACACAAAACTCTAGAGATCCCCACCAACGAGACAGAAGTTTAAAAAATGCGCAGGGGAAAGATAGAATATAATAAAAAAGGTGGAGCGACTCCACCTTTTTTACACTCTCGTTAACATTCACGTTTTACATTCTAGTCATTAGCCAACTTTTCGAAATACGAGAGATTGTCCATTTTCTCATCCGCTTGAACCTCTTCGGTTTCGCTTGAGAACTCAGTAACTTCAGCAGTCTTTTGAACTGTTTCAGTAGCACGAATATCCTCACCAATAACACGATGCATCTTTTCCTTCAATTCCTCATAGGTCTTGAAGTTCTTTGGATCAACAATTTCAGTAAGTGAGTATTGCTGATTCCAAATATTTTCAAGTTGCTCATCATCACCACCCATAAGCGGTGCAGGCGAATCAAATTCACTCTTATCATAATTTACAAAACCAGAAACCTTACGAACCTTCAGTTTAAAGTTTGCACCCTCCCAAAAATCAAATGGGTTCACTGGAGTTTCGTCCTCAAATTCTGGTTGCATTGCTTCCTGAATCTTTTCAAAAATCTTTTTGCCAAACTTATACAGAAAAACTTTCCCCTCATTCTGAGGATTTGCTGGATCTGAGATAACAAGAATATTAGAAATATAATTCTGCCTACGCTTACGGGCGCGAGCAATGTCCTTGTCAGATTCAATCCCACTGTTCCAAAGTTTACTGTTCATTTCTGATACAGGATCTTTCTCATTCAGCGTTGTGCGAGAATTCTCAATATACCAACCACCCAGTCCCTTAAAACCATGACTAAACAACTTTACCCACGGAATCTCCTCTGAAGCAATTGCAGGAAGGAATCTAATAACAGCATAACCGTTACTAGACTTATCCAACTCTGGTCGCCAGTAACGGTCATCCTTATAGGATTCCTTCTTACCCATATCCTCGATCTTCTTCGAAAGATCTTCGATACTTGATTTTGATTTCTTTTTAAAATCTGCAAATGATGCCATGTGCATCTCCTTTCCGGTAGGATCTCCCTACCACTAAAACGTCATGGGAACTCCCCATGTCTTGATGTTTATTATACTATAGATATACGAAAGACGCAATACTAAATTGGAAGTTTTGCGTCAATTTCTTTTGGTAGTAGATTTACTTCTTGTCCCTCAATCTTTATCTTTTCTACAATCGGTTTAGAAAGGAATTTAGAAGCAATAACGGGGTCAATATTATGATTCTCACAGACACTTATTACCGCGTCAATATACATACCTCCATTGAGTAAAGCAATTTTTTCAACCTCAGAAGATAAAATAGTCAGATCAGTTGTTTCAATTTTATTTGTAAGCATTACCACTCCTTGAATAGATATATATAATAGAAAGCATTACTCGGAGACTCCTAAATGATTACCTACGATAATATTACAGTTGGTGCAGGTCTTAGTTATGATGTTGCATCAGACTATAATACAACCGGTGTCAGTTCAGATGTCCACGTACCACTCAGCAAACTCGTCTGGGGTAGTGATACTATAGCAAACAGAACTACAGAACTCAAGCCTATTCCTGTACAAATGTTTTATGCCACTGGCGATGGTTCCACAGGAGCAAAGATAAGTGCCTCTGGTGCAATGCATGTAACTGGTCCAATCGGTGTAACGGGGTATATTGGAATCACTGCTCCACTAGGAACATCCGGTGGAATTTATACAAGAAGATTGAACGCCGGTCCTATTGGATATACAGGATTCCGTGGGTATACTCAAGATATGAGTGTAACCGGTTCTGAGGATTATGATAGTGTTTTGATTCAAGGTATGTTGGGTGGTACTCAAATAGGAATCACTGGTAGCAAATTGAGTATTAGAGGTGTGTACGGTGGTGCAATCGGTTACACTGGAGCATCTGGTTATGGTCCATCCGGTGCCGAATATTCTGGCGCAAGTGACACCAAGCATGGAATCGATTATGTTGCTGTTCAAGGAATATCGGGTGGTCATGTAGTAGGAATAACCGCTACAAACTTAAATATCAGAGGATTGAGTGCTGGTGTGATTGGGTATACTGGATCCTCATTTTTAAACACCGATACCATAGCAATACAAGGCATAAGTGCTGGAACATTAGTGGGTATTACTTGCGGTGTGTTGGGAGTAACCGGTACTGTAAAGATCGAAGATCTAACAGCCGGTACGGATAGCATTGCAGTATATCACGCAGATGGTGGCAAAACTCTTGCGGTAAATCTAGCGCAGGTTGCTGGTTCTGCGATAGGTATATCAGGAGACGCGCTCAAGGTAGCAGTAACAAACGCTGGCTTCACCATGAATGCAACCATAGGCACAGTAATTTATGTAAAGAGTCCAACCGGAGCAACATCGGGGTTAGTTGTAAGCGGTAGTACAGATACAGATGCTGAACCCGTCCACATCACACCGGACGGTGGATCAATGACAGTCGATGCAACCGACTTAGATATTAGAGATCTAACAGCAACCGATGTAGTTTCAATAGGTGGCCAAGTAAGCACGGATATTACACAATTAAAATCATCCGTTTCAACTGTTAGCACTTCAATTTCTTCGCAGACATCAGCAATTGGCGCGTTGAAGACAACGGTTGATGGTCTACAAACTCTTGTTTCAAACCTAAACGCTACTGTTGCCACTATCGATGGCAGTAAGAAAATGCGTGTTGCATCATCACCCAATGTTCCAAGAACGGTAAAGAGTGGCAAAACAAATGTTACTCCATCTGGAACACAATTAGGAGCCGGTGGTGTTGTTACACTAACAACTGGAATTTATATCAAAGCAAATACGGCAAATACTTCTACCATATTCGTTGGGGATGCTTCTATAATACAACAACCAAATACTGGCTATCCATTAGAAGCGGGTGAACAATTATTCTTAGCAGTTGCCGATCCAGCAAATGTATTTGCTATAACAGGAACAGGTAATCAGGTAATCCATTATGTTGGATCATAATGATGCACATACAAAGCAGAGCATTAACCACTAAGTCAAACGTTCTACAAAGTCCGTTAACATACATGCCCGAAAAAACAGGCGTGTTTCACGGACTCCGTTTTCTTAGTTTGATTAGTGATTTTCAATCAGAAGACAGTGAAACATATTTAACCACAAAACCAACTATAATAAATTATGGTACGAGTGGCGATATGATTTTTGATATGACCCATTCAAAAGATGTTGAAAGAGAACACAATCAAATATTAAGATTCTTCAGAGACATGCCATCCGGTTCAACATTCACAATTGGTAACGCGGAGTACTATGATCCATATAAAGATTTAGATCTAACAAAAGAGAAAAACGAATCGAATGATTTGCTGAATGGTCAATATACATTTAACAAATTTGAAAAAAATAAATTCTTAGTGTTTGCAAACAAAGATACATGGACAGACCAAAAGGTTAACAAATATCTTTCGAAATACTTTACTAAGATTCCACAGTATGCGAAAACAACATATCAATCTATAAAAGTTACTGGTGATCAATATCACGTAATAGAAAACAATGTTGGCTATCCAGCAGAATCGTTTTCGATATTTGATTTTGCAAAAGACGATATTATACAAATTTTCAATGGCGCGCCATCGGTCGATAGCGATAGCAGCAGCACAAACAACCAAAACTTTAAAGTTAAAAAACTTATAATAGACCGAATAACCGGTGTTGAAAGATTATATCTTGATGATGCAACAGGTATAACAATGGAAGATATGATCGGAAGTGCTGTTATAATCAACAAATTAAAATCTGCTGAATCATACACGCCGTATAAAGAATATGCCGATATTGAAGTTGGAAGAAGTTCAGTTGTATATTGCGCCGATTTAAATATACAAGTTTCGACCAAATCCGAAGCATTTGGTAAAAAATTTCATATTAATAGTGGACGAGGTTTTAAAAAGAGAGGATCAGTTGTTGTTGGTAGAGCAAATACTTATAAGTTTGAATTTACTGCAAACTCTTCTCCAATCTTTTTTAGCACTACTCCAGATGGGGTGCATAATGGAGGCACAAAACTTAGAAACGGTATTACCGAATACGGAGAAAACGGAAAGAAGAATCACTATGTTACATTAACAATTGACGACAACACCCCGAAATATATCTACTACTATAATGAAACATATCCAAATATGGGGGGAAGAATTCACGTAGTTAACGATTGTTCAGACTTGTCATCCGGCGAAAAAAGACATGTAGAATTTTTAGCATCAGATAAAAATGGACTGAACGATGATCCACCACCAACGATGCCGAGTACACCTCCCCCACCTCCCTCGGGGCTAACGCTTCCGCCGCAGATTCCCGGCATCGATACACCCGATTGCCCGCCGACTCGCCCGTCACCAAATTATCCGGGGAAGTATCCGGGCGAAGAAGCCCTTTGTGATTTCGTAAGGTGTCCCACATGGCCATGGGGCTCGCCTCAACCTCCGTACGATCCGGCGACTGTCGATGGGGACTGTTATTGTTGGGTATGGAAATGTTTTCATCCGGGACGATGTCATTGGGTATGGCGGCGACATCCTTATGGTCCAGGACGATTAGGGCCGCACGGGAACAGCGTAACTGGACCGTGCTACTGCCCCGACTGCCAACCAAAACTTGAGTAAAGGATCCAAATTAATATTCAATATAAGTGAGGGATCCTACCCGTAATTAACTTTTCATAGAGCGTCCTGCTAATGTGTAACAAAATCTCTTAAAGCAATTGAGCATTAAAGTAATTGACCAAAAGAATAGAGATATACACATTGAGCAGATAACAATAACCAATAGAACGAATAGTCCTATTGGAATCCATATTATTAAATTTACTAATGCTTCTTCGGACATGTTTCAATAACTCCGGTGGGACTCGAACCCACACTGGATGGATTTTAAGTCCATTGCCTCTGCCGATTGGGCTACGGAGTCTTAACTCACTCTGTCAAAAAAGATCTATCATCACTTTTTGATTCATCAATGATAAGTTGCTTTACTTTCTCAGTTTCAACCCATTCACTAATTCCACCTGTATATTCTAAACGAACCTTACCTTCATCCATTTCTACAATGGTTCCCATCTTAAGGGAATCTGGATTTACTACACAATCACCAACCTGAAAATCAATCATCTGATTTCTCCTTTTTAAAGTTCCAAAAAACATCAACGGCTTGTCTGGATATTATAGCAGAAAGAACTAACACAAACGGCATAATAATACCAATATCAATCCATTCTTCAGTTGTTAGAAGTTCCCACCAATACATTCTTTACCTCTGTCCAGTACTTGTCGAGTTTAATTTTCTTTTTGCCCTTTGCCCATACTCCCCGTGGACCGCCGTTCCATATTCTAGCACGATCCTCGTCGGTGACTGGTCTTCCTAAACGCTTCTCAGTGGCGTACCTCTTCATATAGCGTTGAAAAACCTCAAGAGAGAAATCTAGATCTTCGCAATCACTATAAACCTCGCCCTCTCTCTGTACGTCGATGAACGCACACTCCCATATTTGCAGGGGACCGATAGCATTCCCGTTGTCGCCAGCAGGACAGGAGGACTCACAGCGTCCTGTCTCTACTTCCCACACAGCAGATTCCAGCGCAGTGGGATTAGCACCTAAAACAAAAGAAAGAAAAAGTGTAGTAATCATTTCAATAGTTGTTCTTTTCAGTTTTTATAATTTCAACCAACCACTTCTTATTGAGACATAAATTCTCAACTTCTTTCTTGGTTAATTTTTGTCCCGGCACATAATCCACCGAATTAACGATGTTAGTGACTTCAAACGCTTTAGGATTCTTTACAGGAACCTTCTTCCATGTAAATGCGCGACCTTTGGGGTTGCCCTTACTTATTGGGACTTTCTTATCCACAACAAGTCGGTTACTGTCAAAATTAACTGTGATTTTCTTTTCGTTCATAATATACCTTTGTAATCTAATGTAATCTAACACGCCTGGAGGGACTCGAACCCCCGACTGCCGGATTAGAAATCCGATACTCTATCCAACTGAGTTACAGGCGCAATACGAGGTGGACGGGACTCGAACCCGCAACCACCGGCTCGACAGGCCGGTATTCTAACCAATTGAACTACCACCCCAACATAACTAATATTACCTAATGCGCTTGCCATTACCACTTCTAGAAGTACGAGCAGGGGCGTTACCCTTCTTTCTCTTTGATCGCCGGGGAGAACCAACTTTAATCATGTTATTTACATGAGTATCATATTGTGCATCTTTTTTTGCCATTACGATAAGATCCTATGTGGTAAGTTTTAAAGAAGGACTTGTATCCCCACCCACATCCCCGCCCACAGGACCACTTGATGTAGGAACAACTATACCAGACCCAATAGTAGTTTGATATTTGTTAACAACATCATCATTACCATCCACCACATACATGATATGATTCTTGGAAATAATTACACCTTTATGAATTTTTGCATAGGGAAGCCATTCGGCAAGACCCAACTGTCCTGCACCGGTAGGAACAAGCATGGCTGCCCTTGAAATTTTATAATTGGTTTCGTCTTCAAAAAGTTTACAAATCAATTCAAGTCCGTTTGGAAGACCTATTATTTTTGTACCTACTAGTTCCATTTCCATTTTTAGAATCCTTTTTCTTTTTGCCGAAAGCCTTTTCCCAGTTCTCGGCATATTTTTTACTATCCACTTTGCGATATTTATCGCCTTTTCCTGCTTTACCATCTACCATCTCTATCTCCAAAAACCCCCTGCCCGGAGGCAGGGGGCGTGAAGTATGTTCGTTCCCAGTGAGAGCCACTCACTCAAGCCGTAATGAATCTTACATCATTTTCACCCGAAGGTCACAGAAGGCTTTGTACTCGGAGGAACGAGATTAAAGTGCCGGGAAGGATTTAACATTTACCTTCAACTTTCGGGGCCTACTAGTTGTATTTCCCTACTTGCACCACGATTGAATCGGTTAGACTCTGCTAAACCCTTTTGGGCATTCACACCCCACCACAGGGAACCGCGTACTTTACTTCGCATGACAAAAAGTTGTTCAGTCACCGGCGAATGTCGGTAGCGAACCGACAAGGTTTTATTCACTTTTTAAATGGGCCGCAATGGGGTTGCCCCCACCACGACCACTTGGGGGGATCAGGAGATCAGTCGCCGTAGGTGTAAGACGGGTCAACCAACTCAACAGCCTTGAGGAAGTATCGGGTCTTACCACTGTTCGTGTCTTCCGTCACGATGCGCCAGTTACCGTATGCTTCAACCTGATCCTTGATGGATGAGATGGTTGCACGGAAGTTGCCGCAGTTGAACCGCGAAGATGCCTCGTTGCTCGTCAGACCCTTGCCGGTCATGAGGTAGTTGAGGATTTTGCGCTTCATAGTCGGACGGTTAGAAGTAGCAGTTGTCATAGTAAAAAACTCCAAAAAACACCGGAGGACTTAAATGAATCGCGGGAACACTCCGGTTCGTTCCGTTGATTTGATACGAGTATTATAATCTATACTCGCTAGTTTGTCAACCCTGTTTCGCTAGGGTTTTTAATTTTTCTTTTGTTGTTCATTTCAAAAGAAAAGAAAAGTTAAGGGAGGATTTCATAGACAATGGCCGAGGACTTCCCGAAACTATACCATCGCTCGCTGTTTTAAGACTGTCGATTGTCGTCCTTATAATAATCCTTGAATATAATCCATTTAATGCCCCCGATAGGACTTGAACCTATGACTCACGGCTTAAAAGGCCGTTACTCTACCAACTGAGTTACGAAGGCGAAAACGGGTTTTTGATTAAACTGGAGGAACCCTGGGAAACCCCCACATCCGTAGATCACTGTTTGTATTTCGCCTTCGACATACGAGTATTATATCATACCTCATGGTCTGTGTCAACCCGTTCATCTAAATCAAAAAAGAAAAACAACGAGTTCTATTTCTTTTATTAATTATATTCCTTTTGATTTGGAAGGGGTGCTTCGTAATAAATATCCAACCCCAATGCTTTCGCCAAATGCCATTCTGCTTTTGCACCACGACTCTTTTCCCAATCGCTCATCATATAGATGGCGGTGCAATCTTCACATATAGCAAGTAAATCTCTTTTCAGTGCATCCCGCATAAACTCACGATCTTCATAATCGGTTGCAGGATCAAACTCAATATGACCATTCGGTGGCGAACCATCCTGTCTATCCATCTCAGCAGGATTGATTACTTCCCATCCTTGCTTTTTAAGGACTTTTGCTTGTCGGTCAAATGCAGGAAAGTTTCCATCTTTATGACCACGCATCGGGCCTGCAATATAAATTGTAGGTTCTCTATTCATTTGCTTTATTGTAGCATGTATTGGAGGGAAGTCAAACATAATTTCACTCCTAGTTCAATACGTCAAGAATATTAATCTTCGGGTCATGATGTTGAATATTCTGTTCTTCTATCCACCTATATGTTTCTCTTATCCCGTCAATTAATTTACCTGTTGGTTTCCACCCTATCATCTTTTCAATAAAAGCATTTTCTGAATTTCTACCACGAACACCCAACGGACCATCGATGTGTTGTCGGTGTATTGTCTTCCCCGCAACCTCCGCAGCAGTATCTACAAGTTGATTAATTGTCACCATTTCATCCGATCCAATATTAACCGGTTCAGAACAATCACTTTTCATCAATATTCGAATACCATCTAAACATTCATCAATATAAAGGAACGAACGAGTTTGTTCCCCATCCCCCCATACCTCTACTTTTCCACCGTCCTCTGCCTCTGCTACTTTACGACACATTGCTGCGGGAGCCTTTTCTTTACCATTATTCCATGCACCATATGGTCCATAAATATTATGAAATCTAGCAATCCTACATTCCAAACCATAATTTCGTGAAAACGACATATAGACCCTTTCACTGAATAGTTTTTCCCAACCGTATTCACTGTCAGGATTTGCAGGATACACAGAGGCTTCTGTGCAATCGGGATTATCAGGATCAAGTTGATTGTGTTCTGGATAAACACATGCTGATGAAGAATAAAATACCCGGGGCTTATTATGAAATTCAGAACAAACTTTTGCTACATTTAAATTGATCATTGCAGAGTTATGCATGACATCTGCATCATGCTCACCCGTAAAGATATATCCTGCTCCCCCCATATCAGCAGCCAACTGATAAACCTCGTCAAATCCTGCACCCAACGCAGCACGAGTATTAGATTCGCTTCGTAAATCTAACAAAAGAAAATCATCTGCTTCTGTTTCTTTATGTTCATGATGTGTAATGTCAACACCACGAACCCAGTAACCTTCTTTCTTCAAACGAGACACCAAATGTCCACCAATGAAGCCGCCCGCACCACATACCAATGCTCTTTTCTTAATATCCATTATATTACTACACCTTTCCATGAAATATTCGTGTATTTACATTGCAAATTGCACTTGTGATGCTTTCCAAAGTTTTCCATCTCTTCTAAAAGATTATTTTTATAAATTGAACTATATCCATCTTCTATCCAATTTCCCAATCGATACTCTGGAACCCCCCGATTTTCCGTACACCAATATGTATATCCGTCTGCACAGAAAATAACTGCTTTCGTTGGCCCAAAACATTTAGAATAATATTCTTTTTTTGTGTTTTTATTTTCAATAAACAATTTCTCTTTTTCAAAGGCAGACAAGAACACCAGCCCTCTTTCTTCACTATATTTTTTAAGCCTAGAACGAACACCATCCCAATCGGTAATAGGAGTAATTATATGACCGTCTTTAAAATGAGCGATCCTAGCAAAAAACTCATCAAAGCCATTTTCAGAAGCAAAATCAATTGCGTCTTCCATGTGTTTCCATGTATTGTTATAATCGGTTATTAAATATTTAAAAGTCGTCCGAATTCCCATCTCTTTTAACACAGGAACAACTTTTTTAACATTGTTCAAAACATAATCTAAATTATGTTTTCGAATAGCAAAATAACTTTCATGATCTACTGCATCAATATCGATGCCGATCCAGTCGGGATGATTTTCTTTTGTGACATTCAATCGATGCAGCATTGTTCCATTTGTTATCACACCAACTTCTGCATTTTTCTTACAGGCTTCTTCTATTAACTTAGAAGCATCTTTAGATACCAATGGTTCTCCGCCGCCTGAAAATACTATTTTTCCTACTGTATCGGGCA